TTATATGTCTTATTCCAATTATATTAACGATTTTAGCTTAACCGACATAGGTACAGTTGTTGAACCTGTTACCTTAGCAGAGGCTAAATTGTATTGCAGAGTAACTACAAGCGTTGATGATAACCAAATTTCATTAATGATTAAACAAGCAAGAGAAGCAATAGAAGTGGGTACAGGATTGAGTTTAATACCTAAGACTGCCGTTGTTTGGTTTACAAATTGGGATGGTAACTTTAATCTTCCTTTTGGTCCAGTTAATAGTTTTACATCTTTATTAGATGAAAACGGAGATACTATTGTTGCTGCTAATTACTTTTTAGTAGGTGGTAAATTCCCACAATTACAAAGACCACATTTTGCAAACTTAAAGGCTACTTATGTGGTAGGCTATGCAACTATTCCAAACGATTTGAAGATTGCTATTTTAGACCAAGTAAGCTATGACTACGAGAATAGAGGATTAGATGGCGATTCTGGTATATGTGAGAAGTCTTGGAAAGCGTGTCAAAGATGGACAAGAATATCCCCAATTTTATAATATGAAGTTAGGAAAAGCGAAAGCAAACTATATTGATGCCAACACGATGACTCGTGAGGTTCTAATCTATGCTGCCACAAGGACAAGTGATGGTCAAGGTGGGTTCACAACTACATTTGCCCTACAAAGCACAGTTTTTGGCGATTTAAGACCAGATAACCAAAATCGTGAGATAGGGGAGTCAGAGTTGCAGTTCGACCAAAGAAGCACACTTTACATTCGTTTTGGGGTTACTATAAACGATTCGGATGAGGTAGAGGTTGAAGGCAACAGATATACGATACATTCTATTAAGAACGTAGAGAACCAAAATAGGTTCTTAGAGTTAATAATTTACAAATAATGGCATTTAGCGTAAACTTAAATGGACTAAAAGACATTCAAGATGCTTTAAAGAATATTGATACAAAATTAAAGCAAGATGTGGGCGATGAGATTAACGCATCCGCTTTAAAAATACTAACAGATGCTAAAAGACTTGCTCCTGTCAATTTCGGTCAATTAAGGAATCAAATAGCATTAGACCCAATTGATAATTTAACATATGCAGTAGAGGCTAAGGCGTCATATTCTGCTTATGTAGAATTTGGTACTGGTCCTCAAGTAAGCGTTCCAGCTGACTTTACATCTTATGCAGCACAATTTAAAGGGCAAAAAGGCGGTAAATTTAAGGACTTTGTAGATGCTTTGACTCTATGGGTTAAGCGAAAAGGCATTGGAGATGGCAAAAATGACAAAGGATTAGCTTATGTTATTGCAAGGAGTATATTGAGAAAAGGTATGCGCCCTCAACCTTTTTTAATACCTTCGTATGAGACGGAGAAGCCAAAATTAATACAAAGACTAAAAAAATTGTTAGATGTTAAATCCTAATATTGAGATAAAGAAATATTTTTATACCAACTTGACAAGTGCAAGTGGATTAGTTGTTTACGATGGTTTTGCTCCAGAGGGTGCAGGTAATGAGTATATTGTTATGACTGGCAGAACATCAAGCCAAGATCAAGGCAAATCAGGTTATACAAATAGTATTTCAATCGTTGTTGATATTATTACAAAAAATGCTAACTTTGGTTATAAACGTGCTGAAGATATAAGCGATTTAGTGTTGCAAGATATAAACTCGGATACAGTTATAACCCTTTCAAATGGGTTTACTGCATCAAGTTTAAGTGTAGAAAGTATAAGGAATTTAGATGGCTTAAACCCTTTAGATAACGTTTTCAGAGTATTAATAATTTATAACATAATAATAACACAAATTTAAAATTAAATAAAATGGCAGAAACAAAAGTAAGCGGTAGAGATTATATCCTCTTAGCTGACATAAACAATGATGGAACGTTTGCACCCGTAGCGTGTTTAACTACCAACTCTTTAACATCAACTAATGACACAATAGATGCAACATCTAAGTGTGGTAATCAGTACACTCCAGCACCTTCTTTTTCTCAATCTTTTGAGTGTGAAGGTTTTGCGATTGATGAAACAGGAACTCCATCTAAAGATAGCTACCAACAATTATACACGGCTCACGCTGCTAAGACTTTATTCGCAATTAAGATGGGTAAAGCAACTCCAGTAGCAGGTGATGTTTATTATGGTGGTGCTGGTCAATTAGTGTTTATTAGCGATTTCGGTGTTACTGCTGATGATAAGGATGATGTTAAGTTTACTGCAACTTTTGTAGTAAGTGTTCCTCCTATTTCACAAACTGAACAAGTATAATAAATAAAAAACTATGTACGAATTAAAAACCAACAACAAAACAATTCAATTAAAATGGGGAACTTGGGCAATGCGAGAATTTTGCAATGCTAAAGATATAACCATAGATAAATATTTCACTTTATTAGGTGAAGCACATTTTGATTTAGACAATATCATTAAGTTGGTATATATAGGTTATAAATCGGCTTGTGTTTCAAATAAGGATGAAATAATTTATAGTGAGGCTGATGCTTGTGATTGGATTGATGAATTAGGATCAATATTCAAAACTGATGGTCAACTCGTAGATTATATGAAATATGTTGTAGAAACAACAGTAATTTCAGTACAAGGGAAGCCTAAAGAAGATGAAAAAAAAAAGCCTAATAAAGCTAAATTGGGATGATGTATTAGTTAAGGCTGCTGAATGTGGGATTAGACCAAATGAATTTTGGGATATGACTTGGAAGGACTTTTCCATTATTGTAATGGGAAAAGAAAGAAACGAGTTAAATGAATGGGCGAGGACAAGAAACCTCGCCTATATTATATACTTAAGTAACACAACCGAGAAAAGTCCAAAAAGTATTAAATCATTTTGGAGCATACCAGAACTTGATTATACAGATGTAAAAGAAGAAAAGACATTTTTAACCGATGAGCAGTTAGCAAGAACATTAAAGTTATATGGAGTAAATTAATAAAATGGCACAAGAAACTTTAAAGATTACGATAACCGCTGACAATCAACAAGCGGTTAAAAATATACAAGAAACAGTTACCGCAACAAATTCGTTAGGTAATTCATTTAAAACTTTACCAGCAAATAGCGATAAAGCAACATACGCTTTATCAAACTTATCAAGGGTTGCTCAAGATGCTCCTTATGGATTTATAGGTATTGCAAATAACTTAAACCCTTTATTAGAATCATTCCAAAGACTAAGTAAAGATGCTGGAAGTTCTGGTGCTGCATTGAAACAAATGGCTCAAGGGTTAATGGGTCCAGCAGGTATTGGTCTTGCTTTAGGTGTTGCATCTTCTTTATTAGTAACATTTGGCGATAAGTTATTTCAATCAAGTGCTGCACAAAAAGCGTCAGCAGAAAAAACAAAAGAACATACAGATAAATTAAAAGAGCAAAAAGATGCTCTTAATCAAGTATATTCCTCAACTGCACAAGAAGTAGTACAAGTTTCAAGTTTAATTGCAGTATTGCAAAATGAGAACGAAACAAGAAATAGAAAAGTAAAAGCATTAGAGGCATTAAAGAAAATAAACCCAGAGATATTTAATGGTTTAACTCTTGAAAAAGGAGCGGTAGAAGGATTAAATTTAGCATATGATACATATATAGCTAATTTAAGTTCTTTAATAACTCTTAAGATAAAACAAAAAGAATTAGAGCAAGTTACCGAAGAAATACTTAAAAAGCAAGGTTTAACTTTAACTCAAGAAGCTAAAGATATTGCTGCAACAGGTAAATTATTAAAAGATAGTGCAAATACAAGAAAAACAGATGTTGAATTAAGACAACAAGGATTAAATGAAACTATTAAACAAAGAACTGAAGAAAATGAGTTAAATGGTTTATTAGAGCAAAGAAAGAAGATATTTAAAGATATAATTGATTTATCTAAAAATGTAAAAGTACCAAACGAATATAGCGCACCTAAAGTAGATAAAGCATTATCATTAAAGGAAGCAAGTGATTTAATACGTCAAATAAATAAAACAAACACTTTACTTACCCCTAATGAAATAGCACCTGAAGATACTGCAATAGAAGATGCTAAAAAACAACACGAAGGTTATCTTAAATGGTTAACAGGGTGGACTATGTTTAAAGAAAAGTTAGCTAAAGATAGCAATGCTAAAGAAAAAAAGGATTTAGAAGAATTAAATAAATCATATGAGGATTTTGCTATTAATATTTCACAAAATGTTACCAGCGCTTTATTCGGAGTATTTAATGCTATGGAGCAAGGTGTTTCTGCTGGTGATGCTTTAGGGCAAATGTTTAGTAGATTAGCACAACAATTAGCACAAACATTAATACAAGCAACTTTATTTGCTGCTATTATGTCTTTATTGAAGGGCGGTTCTATTGCTGCTGGAGGATTAGGATTTGGAGGGTTTTTTAAACAAATATTAGGTTTAGCAAGTGGTGGAATCGCAACTGGTCCAACATTAGCAATGATTGGAGAAGGAAGCGAAAGCGAGGCAGTTTTACCATTAAGCAAACTTGGGAATATAATGCAAGGTTCATTTAATGCTGGTTCAATGTTAGGTAATAGTATGGCACAAAATGGTCAATTTGTATTGAGAGGCAATGATTTAGTATTAGCTTTACAACGTTCTAATTCATCACTTAATTTAAGACGTGGAATATAATGGCATACAATTTAAAATACAAAATAACATTTGCAAGTAAATCTGGTGTTATTTCATATGTTCACTTACTTGAAGATTCATATGCTGGTGATCTTATTGAATACGATGGTTTAAATATAAGTTTAGAATATATACCTAAGAGTGATGATATTTATGAGCCTATTGTAGTTAGTCAATTAAGTGTTGGAATGGATGTTACGGATAATACCGAGAATATGCCAAATTTCACTACATTAGATGACAGAAAGTATCTTGTTAAATTATTTTACGGAGAAACTTTAGAATGGCAAGGGTGGTCTTTAAGTGATAGTGTAGACATATCATTTACAACAGGACGTAAAGAATTAGCTTTTAATGCTATCGATGGTTTAGGTATGCTTGAAAGTATAAAGTATCAAATGCCAGATTCTTATTATTTAGTTAGTAGAAAAAAAGCACTTGAAGTAATTTTAGAGTGTTTAGATTACATACAGTTCCCTACTTCATTAAACCTATTATCTGGCATTAGTTATTTTGCTAATGGTATGGCTAATAGAGCATCATTAGGAAGTAATGAGCCTTTAAACCAAACTTATGTTAGATATTCAACATTATTGGATAATAACTTAGAAACAATAAACTGCCTTGATTTAATACGGGATTTCTCTAAGTCATTTGGTTGTAGGTTTTTTCAAGCTGAAGGAATGTGGTTTATAGTTCCATTAAATGAGTTCGCACAAGATTCTTATTATTATACAATATACAATGCTGCTTCTTCTATTGTTTCATTTGGAACAAGAAACGAAACATTAAGAATACAAGGATATTCTGCAAATACATCTGGAGCATATTTTGTAAATAATAGTCAATTTAAAATATTAAAAAAGGGATTTAATAAAGTTAGAATTGATAAAGATATTGATTACCCTGATAATTATATTACTAACTATGATTTAAAAGAATACGTAGGTAACATAGCTACTGGGTGGGATGCACAATTTAGTGGTGCAACATCTCAATTGTTTATTAAGCCATATGTTGATGCAAAATTAAACTCATATTTATTATACAAGGAAAATGGAACTGCTTCTTATGCTTGGGTTTCACCAACTAATTTGCCAACTGTACAATATTTAGATGACTTTGATGTAAGTTTTGACATTGTTCAATCTGGAGGTACTGGAATACCAACTAATGTGATGTATGTTAAAATTATGCTTGACAATGGGTATTTTTGGAATCAAAATGAGGAATGGTCTAATGTTACATCTGGTAGTTCTTATTATTACCCAATTCCTTATTCCCCTAATTTAAAAGGAACTCAAACAGTTTCTTGTATCAGAGTACCATTTATTTCAAGTTTAACAATACAATTTTTTATAGGTACAATACAAGGTTCGGAGAGTAATGATTGGGTTGAGCTTAATGATTTTAGAATTAGCGTAACGCAAAGATTAACAAATGTTAAAATTGATTCTTATTTTACAGATTCAGATGAGTATGTTTATGATTTAGATTTACCTTATGGATTTAATTCAATTGTAAATGGTCAATACTATTATAGAGGATATTTATGCGATAGTTCTGGTAACAATTTATTTAATTGGTACAATCAAAGATATTCAAGCATTATATATAGAAGTTTAACTGAACTAATTATTAATGAGTATTCAAATTCATTAATTAAAAACACTATTAACGTTGACTCAACATTTCAAGGGTTAAGTCCAATTGATGTTGATAGGTTTAGTTCGGCAGTTAGAATTAAAATTGATGATTTAGATACTATAAATTCAGTTGAAAATAAACCTTATATATTAGGAAATGCAACAATAGATTTAGTTAATAATGATATTGCTTGTACTTTATTAGAATTAGAATTAAATAATGATGAAACAACAATTGATACTAAATACACTATTTTAACACAAGGTGAGCCATATCCTGTAAAAAGGTCTGCTCCACAATCTACAAATGGTGCTGCAAATGCTGCTGCTTTAACAGATAATATAGTTTACGTTTTAGGTACTTCAACTACATCTTTTACTAAGGCGGTTGCATATACTGACCAATATTGTAGTATTCCATTTAACGGAGGAAATGCTTGGTATAAAATACAAAGTGAAAACTTAGTTAATTTTAGAGTTTATTTTATAAATACAGTTGGATTGTGTAGTGTAACTGGTCCTTAATATATCGAGTTAATTGATTAAATTTGTAATATGGCAGCAGTAATTGGAAATAATGTGATGCTTTATTGGCATAGGACAGATGTAGACCCAGAGGTTGATGTCGCATTTGCGTGTAGTACAACTTGTAATTTTAGTGTAAGTGTAGATCAAAAAGAGGTTACAAGTCAAACAAGTGCTTGGTTTAGAGAATATAAAAACGATGTAGCTACTTGGAGTGTAACCTGTGATGGGTTAATTACTTTGACTGGCTTTTCTTATTTGTTTATGTTAGACAAGCAATTAGCACGAGAGCCAATAGAGATTAAGTTTGTGGTTGATAATGGAGTTGATGGATTGGTTATTATTAACGGAATTTGTAATATAACAAGTTTGTCAATAAACGCACCACAAAAGGATGTAGCTACCTATAACGTGAGCCTACAAGGTAGCGGAGCATATAATACAACAGGAACACAAGTAGACCCAGAAGGAGTGATTATAGTAGGTGCAAACCCTGTTAAGACAAAAGGTTACACGGCTGCTGGTGGGGAAACTTCAATTACATTTGCGGACACGATTGGATATGCTTGTCTTTACGTTTCAAGAGGTGGTGTGGATGCACAAAACATTTTAACAAGTGGAACTCCAACTGGGGATGATGTTAAGTTTGTGAGTGCGACAGGGGTTCTTACTTTTGGTAGAGCATTAGCAGCTGGGGAATATATTAGAGGATTATTTCAATAAAATATTATGAGTCAATTACAAGTAACAGGAGAAGCAAAGATTAGGGATATACAAGGACCAGTAGTATCAAATTCTGGAGTAATAACTGCTTTAGATGGAGATGCTTCTCAATATGTGCGTGGAGATGGTACGTTAGCGGATTTCCCTACATCAACAGGTGGAGGTAGTTCGGTTTCTTATTATCTTAACTCAAGCGTAAGTCAGGGTACAATCGGAGGCGTTGCTTATAGACAATTAGGTAAAACACCTATTAGTGGTGCTGGAACTGATATTACTATTTCAACAACAGGATATATAGCGAGTTACTTAACAGATGCAAATGATCCTGCTTTATTGGAAGTACCTGCTGGAAACTTTAATTGTGAGTTCTATTTTAGTGTAAATAACAACACAGGTAATCCTTTTGTTTATGCAGAGGTTTACAAATACGATGGCTCAACTTTTACCTTATTAGGTACAAGTGTTGGAGTTCCAGAGTATATTACTGAAGGAACAGTAATTAACCCTTATTATTTTGCAATACCAGTGGCGGTTGCTGCATTGACTGTAACAGATAGAATAGCGATTAGAATCTATGTAAACGTAGATGGCAGAACAGTTACTTTACATACTGAAAACAATCATTTGTGTCAAGTAGTTACTACTTTCTCAAAAGGGTTGATTTCTTTAAATAACCTTACAAGACAAAATCAATTCTTTGGCACAGGAACAAGTGGAACTGACTTTGCGATATCTTCAAGTGTTGCTACGCATACTTTTAATTTACCTGTGGCTTCGGCTGCAAATACGGGTAAGCTAAGTTCAAGCGATTGGAGTTTGTTTAATGCTAAACAAGCTGCATTATCTTTTACTGCACCTTTAGTAAACACAAGCAATACTATTTCAATTCCTGTGGCTACAAGTATAGTTGATGGATATTTAGATAATTTAGATTGGACTAATTTCAATACTGCTTATAACAATATGATTGTAAGTGCAGCAGTTACAGGAACGACTACAAAGACTTTAACATTAACACAACAAGATGCAGGAACTATAACGGCTTCTTGGACAGATGATAATACGGATGCGGTTACAAGTGTATTTGGTAGAACAGGTGCAGTTGTGGCGGTTAGTGGAGATTATAATACAAGCCAAGTAACTGAGAATACAAACCTTTATTTTACAGATGCAAGAGCAAGGTTGGCTTTAAGTTTTACGGCTGGTAGTGGTGCTTATAATAGCACAACAGGTGTTATTACAATACCAACTAATAATAATCAAATAACGAATGGTTCTAACTTTATTACAAGAAGTTCTTTAACTGCAACTACTCCTTTATTTTACAATAACACAACAGGGGATTTTACAATACAACAAGCTACGTCAGTTCAAAATGGGTATTTAAGTTCTGCGGATTGGACAACGTTTAATTCAAAGCAAAACGCTTTAACTAATCCTGTTACAGGTACAGGTTTAAGTGGTGCAATTCCTAAGTTTACAACAACAGGAAGCACAATAGGAAGTAGTATTATTTATGATAGTGGTACACAAATTGGAATAAATACTTTATCCCCAACTGCAACATTAGAAGTTAATGGTACATTAAAAGCATCAGGTGTTGTAACATTATCAAGTACAGTAACTGCATCTTCCTTAATAAAAAGTGGAGGTACATCTGCTCAAATATTAGCAGCCGATGGTTCAGTAATAACTGCTGGAACTAATATAACAATAAGCGGTGGAACAATATCTGCAAGTGGAGGTGTTACAGGAAGTGGTACAACAAACTACCTACCTAAGTTTACAGGTGCAAGTACAATAGGGGATAGTGCAATTACAGATAATGGAACAACTGTTACATTAATTTCTCGTGCTTTAAGTGGTACAAGTGCTACGTTTAGTGGTAATGTTACTGCACCAAATTTATATGCAGGAACAGGTACAGGTGCGCCTTCAGTTCAAGTTTTTGGTGGTGCAAGTTCAAACTCAATAGGTGCTTCAGCTTACATTACTTTACAAGATGTAACAAATACAAGATTTTGGGGTATTCAAGCGGATGCTTCACAAAAATTAAACTTTTGGCATTTTAACGGAAGTTGGTCATCAGTAGCAAATATATCAAGTACTGGTGCTGCTACATTCTCTAACGCACTACAAGTATTAGGACAACAAGCAGCGGCTAACTATGGTGGAACAGGATTAAACTTTGATTTTACAACAGGTAATATTGGTAGAATAGCATCAGTAAAAACTACTTCAGGTGGCTCACAACTTCAGTTCTTAGTATATAATACTTCAGGTACAGATGTAAATGCTTTACAAATAGCTTCTACAGGTGCTGCTACGTTCTCATCTTCTATTGCTGCTACAAGTGCTACATTTAGTGGTAATATGGTTTTAGGAACTACTGCATTATCAGGTGGGGGTGCAGCTCAATGGCTTACCGCTAATGGTACTCCTTACGGAGGTGGTTTTATATCTTCGGTAGGTGGAGTTGCAAAGGCATATTATTATTATGATAATGCTGCAAACGCAGCAGTCATACAAGGAGTATCAGGGGTAGGTGTGCAATTATTAGCAAATAATGTAGCTGCACTTACAATTGCTACTTCAGGTGCTGCTACATTCTCAAGTAGTGTAACGGCAGGTGGGACAATTATAGCAGGAACATCAGCAACAGCAGGTACTATTAATTTTGGTACAGGACTTTATAAAGGTATAATGGATTATAGTGCAAGTTCAGGTTTATGGAAACTTAATAACCAAAGTGATGGCGCAGGGACAGTTGATTATTATCAATTTCAAGCAGATGGAACTCCAATACTGACAATGAAAAAATCAGGTGCTGCTACATTTAGTCAAAAAATTCAAATTAGTGCAGGTGGTTTAAGAATTGGAACTTCTGCAACAGAAAATGATAGATTAATTGTAGTAAATGGAACAGATTTAACAACAGGCTCAACTCAATATTTAGAAGTTATTGCTCCATTATATAATGGTAACATAACTAATTTATACGGAAGATTACAATATGCAACCTGTAATGGTGGTATTGTTAGTAATGCATATATGATGTATTTGGGTTCTTTTGTTGGAACATCAACTTTCTCTAATAGGTGGTCTCTTTATCAAGAATCTACTACTGAAAAGAACTATTTTGGGGGTACTGTATTAATAGGAACTACAACAGATAATGGTTCTAAGCTACAAGTAAATGGTGTTACACAAACAAATGGATTAGCATTAAGTAGAACATCATTCTCCTCTAGTACTACTATGACAGATGCTTTTTTCATATGGGAATTTGGAGGAGCAATAGGTCAAACCTTAACGCTATATTCTTCTACTACTACCAATATGCACTTTATTAAAAATATGTCAAGCGTATCACTTACAATAACAGCTCAGTCAGGAGGTGCAATTATGGGATTGTCAAGTGGAACACCTTCAACTAGTATTACTTTAGGTGCATTTAAGACAGTTCAAATTTATGCTTCTAGTAGTCTTGGTTGGTATATTATGTATCAAACAACTTAAAATAAAATAAAATAAAATGAAACAAATCGAACCTGTGGTATTCCCACTAAACTTAGGAACGGCATCTCTACTTAACGCTTATTGTATTAATGACAATTTAAGCAATGCTGCTACTTTTTACTATGCACTTTTAAGTGATAGTCAAAGTCAATTACAACAAGGTAACTTAACAATGACAGGAGAAGATTACGTTGGTTGGGCTACAAATGAGTATGCTTACAATTGGGTTGCTGCTCAAATTGATGTTGTAATCACAGGCGATTATGTACCTCCAGTACCTCCAGTTGTTGAAGAAAATACCGAAGAAGTAATTTAATTGAATATTTAACTATATTTGTATATAAAATAAAAACTATGATAACAATTAACGAAACACAATTAAAGGAATTAGAGGCTTTTATTAATCAAATCCCAACTCAATATGGTTTACCATTATTGCAATTTTTGGGTAAGTTAGCACAAGAGCAAAATCCACCACAAGAAGTAAAAGAAGACTAAATGGTACATAATAGCAATCAATCGGACTTATTAACTATTGTTAGCGGAACATCCGCATTTATTAGTCTTGCCAACGTGCAACCGATAGTTTCTTTATTAGCGAGTTTGATTGCTATTATTTCAGGTATTTTAGCAGCACGATATTATATTAAGGCGACTAAAAGATTTAAGTAATGAAAGATGTAGTAATCGTTCTATTAGTGGCGGTTCTAATCTTTTTTATCGCAAGTGAAGCACGATATACTAAATCTGCACCTGTAATCGTAAGCGATACAGTTTACCAACAGAAAACTTTTACTAAGTTTATAAAGGGAAATTCAATCCCTTTTGTCATTTTAGACACTATTTACCTAATAGACACAATCAAGGATACAATTACAATTGTAAAGGATTATAACCAAGTAAAGGTTTATTCCGATACTATGCGCATAGATTCTATTGGGTACGCATACATTCAAGATACAATCAGTCAAAATAAGATACAAGGAAGGGGATTTAGTGCTAATTTTAACCTACCAACGATAACAATTACTAAGATATTAGAGCCAAAGTCTAAAAACCAACTTTATTTGGGTTTTATAGGCGATTTAAGACACTTTAACGGACAAATTGGTGTTGGCGGTTCAATTGCCCTTAAAACGGCTAAAAACACCTTATATACGGCAACGGCTACAATGAACGGATATTCATTCGGTTACTATAAAAAGTTTTAATATGAAATTTAAGCAATTTGTTATTTCAATGTTTAGTGATGAAAAGGGTTCAATGAGCCACAAAAGGGTTCTGGCAACCATTGGTGCTTTATGCTTATTTACTACGTTTGTTATTAGTAAAAGCGACCATTTAGGAGATTTAGTTTTTTATATGACTATGGCTTTTGCAGGATTAACAACGATAGATAAATTTACTAACAAATGAGAAACAACGAAAAGTTATCATTTAAAGTAGCGTTGCTTTTATGGGTAATAAGTTTTGTTTACTTTATAAAACAAATAATATGATCTCCAAGAAGGCAATTGAAATGATAATAAAGCACGAGGTCGGAGGCAGAGCCGTGTACGAAAAACGCTATCAAAAGCCTATTTGGGCTGGTGGCGATTCAGGTTGTACGATTGGTTTGGGATATGATTGCGGTTATGTAACTGAAAAGCAGTTCTTTATTGATTGGGAGGGCTTAAATTTAAACTATCTAAACGCATTGAGGAAAGTGGTAGGGTTAAAAGGAGAAGCCGTTAAATCAATGATGAGAGGGGAAATTCTACAAGTTAGAATTCCGTACAACTTTGCTTATGATGTTTTTGTTAATAAATCATTACCTAAGTATTACGCAATGACTAAGGCAATATATCCAGAGATTGATACGTTAAACGAGGACACAAGAGGTGCTTTGGTTTCTATGATCTATAATAGAGGGAACAAATTAGAGGGAGACAGAAGAAAAGAAATGAGAGCAATCGTTGATTTAGTTGCTAAAGTTGATTACGAAGGTATAGCTGACCAAATAGAGAGAAGCAAAAGACTTTGGGAAAATGTTGGATTGGATGGCTTGGTCAAACGGAGAGAAGAAGAAGCAGACCTAATTCTACACTCAATATAAAAACAAACTATGACAACAACAAAAAAAAAGGAAGGCAAAAAAACAACAATGAGTGGACAGATAGTCTTGGACTATTTAGCCAAATATCCTCAATGGATGCCATCCAATACTTTGGCTTCTTTGATTATGAAGGAGCAAAGCGCACACTTTGACAATCACGAAAACGTACGTTATTTGGTACGTTATTACAGGGGTAAGGCTGGAGATAAAATGGCAAAGGGTAAAAATACTCAATTCATAGAAGATTTTAAGCGTACTGCTTCAAACTTTGTGCAGCCACCTACTTGGGTAGAGGAAAAAGTTGTTTACTGTTTACCAATAGGAATTAAGAAGATGGGATTTATAAGTGATCTACAAGTTCCATTCCACGACCCAAAGGCTATTGATGCTTGTTTTAAATACTTGGTTGACCAAAAGATTGATTCATTGTTTATCAATGGCGATTTGGTTGACTTTTACCAATTAAGCGACTTCCAGAAAGACCCAAGAGTAAGAAAGTTTGATGAGGAATATGAGGCAATAATTGAGATGCTTGGATTTATAAGAGCAACCTTTCCTTTAATTCCTATTTACTACAATTTAGATGCGAATCACGAGTTTAGGTATGAAAGGTATATGCGAACAAAAGCACCTGAATTATTAGGGTTAAACGGCAAGTTTGAGATTGAGGAAATCTTAATGCTTAATACTTTTAACATTATTCCTATTAAAAACATAGATCACGTTAAGTTTGGCAAGTTACCTATTATTCACGGAGATACTACATTTAGAAGGGGAAGCGGTGTAAACCCAGCTAAAACGCTTTACGATAGAGTTAAGCAGTCAGCAATAGCTTCTCACGTTCATCAAGTACAATCTTACACAACCAAGAATCAATTTGATGAGGAAGTCTTTACTTGCTGGACCACAGGACACCTTATGCATCCTAATGTGGAATATTGTAAGCACGTTGATAATTACTCACAAGGCTTTGCGATATTAGAAAAGGATGTTGAAGGTTACTACTCGGTTCAAAATAAAAGAATCTATAAAAATAAAATATTCTAATATGAGATACCCTAAAAACTTCGCAAAATTGACAACGATACAACAAGAACAATGGCTGGTTTCTAAATTACAAGAAATACACCAATTAGAGCAAGAAATTAAAATCACATTAGGTAAGATCAGAGGTGGCGAAGTATTAATATTTAAAGAGATTGATAGACCAGATTTAGCTTTAATGAAAGATGAAAATTAAAATAATACATAGGAAATTAGGAAGGGAACAGGCTCACGGCATTGCTGAAAGTGATGGTGTTGTTTATATTGACTCACGGCTAAAGGGCAAGAAGCATCTTGAAATCCTGTTGCACGAGTGCTTACATATACTTAATCCAATGGATGAAGAAGAAGCCATTATTGAGAAAAGTGTAACTTTATGTAAGGTTCTTTGGCAGCAAGGATACCGAATGGTAGACAATTCTAACGATACACCATTGCAAGATGGCTCTAAATAGTTGTTGGTTCATAGTTCCCCAGTCCTAAAAAGCTGGGGTTTTTTTTATATATTTGCAGTTCATATTGGAGAACTTAGGTTTAACCCCCATTTAGTCTTATCTGGGGGTTTTTTATGCCATTTATCCCTATTATTTGCCGTTCATCATATTTATTTAAAATAATTGCTTTGTTTGATAAAGTTATAAGGTTTTACCCTATCTTTGATTTCTAAACCAAAACAACCAATATGAACAGACTAAAAACTCCACAAGAGAAAGCTAATGAACGATATGCTCGTGAAAGCATCAAACCTATTTACGCATTCATTATTTTATGCGTGGCATTTATTATTACCGCAATCCTTCAAAACATTTAACTATGAGCGCAATTGATCTTTACATCAACACTTTGGAAACTAAATTATTAATTATGCCTAACGATGGCTATGTAAAAGAAACACTACAAGCGTGTTTAGACTTAGCAAAAGGCATTAAAGAAATCTATGAAAACCCTAATAACAACATTAGTCAGTCAACAAATCAAGACTAATCTACAAACCGAAGCCGACTCAAAAGGAGTAACCTTAAGCAAGTTGGTTTATAAAATCCTAAAACAATATGAGCAAACTAATCTATCAGGAGAAACAACTAAAGTTGCACAAAAGAGCAACAATGCTGCTGGAACTACTAAAACAAGCACAGGGAAGGCAAAATCTATTTGAGGCTGATTTATCGGAATGGAGGCGAGGACTTGATGACACAAGGACAATGATAAGCGAGGAGGACTTACTAATTAAGATTGCAAGGATGAATGATATTCAGCGCAGAATCCTTAAAAGCTACCACTACCTTATCCTTGACCTTTATACATTAACGGAGGACTTTATGTTACCAATAAACCTTTTACATTTCTAATGAGAGAAGTACACAAAACATATATGGCAGAACTTGAAATCGAAGTTTTGCGAGATAAAAACAAAGAACTAAAGAAAGAGATAAACCAATTAAAGGATTTATTAGACAAACATTTAAACATAAAAACAATAAGAATGGACAAGGAACAACAAAAAGAGTATGCAGTAGAAATAGCCGAAAAGGTGTGCAATTACTACCAGATTAAGTACGGACAAATGATGTCTAAATACAGAGGCGAAGAAGTTACTTTAGCAAGGCAAATGACTATGTACTTTACTAAGCAAAAGACCGAGTTAAACGGCGAGGAAATAGCACAATTATTCAAAAGGGATAGAACCACAGTACTACACTCAATCTCAAAGATTAAGGGTCAACTATCAAATAAGTTCGATGATACCATAAAAAATGACATTTTCAACTTAAATGTGCTACTTTAATTAGGTTATTAACACTAAATTAGTTAATTTTAAACTCTAAAACCAACCAATATGAATGACCAACAACTGGCTAAAAAGCCACAACTTTCGTACACGAAAGATCAAGTAGAATTAGTAAAATCACAGATTGCTCCAGAGGCAACAGTTGATGAACTAAAACTATTTCTTTATCAAGCACAACGCACAGGACTTGATGCGTTATCAAGGCAGATTTATTGCATCCACAGGAACGTAAAAACACCAAACGGATGGGGTAAAAAAATGACAATCCAAACAAGTATTGATGGCTTCCGAGTAATCGCTGAACGTAGCGGAAATTACGGAGGTCAAAGCGAACCAAAATTTACTGAACTTGATGGTGTATTAGTTTCTTGTAAGGTATCAGTATTTAGATTTCACGGCGATACAAGGTATGAGGCAGCCGTTGGAGTTGCATACTGGGATGAATATTGCCAAAGAACAAACGATGGCAAACCGATGGGTTTATGGGCAAAGATGCCACATACAATGTTAAGTAAGGTTGCAGAGGCATTAGCTTTGAGAAAGGCTTATCCGCAAGATTTAAGCGGTCTTTACACAGGCGATGAGATGGCTCAATCAACAGAGGAAACTCCAACCTACATTAAGGCTCACGATAGCGTTGATGACTTAGAGTTAGCTATTGACTTATGTATTAATGCAACGGAGTTAACTCAACTTTACGCATTAAACAACGATATTGTAAGTAGAGAAGTAGCTAAAGAAATCACTCAATTATTTACCAAGAAAAAACAATCTTTATGACACCATTAAATAAACTATGGGATTTAAGAGAAGAAGTTAAGTTTTGGAATTACAAAGTAGAAACAAGCTATCCACAAAACGCAAGTGAAATGATTGATAAATTAAATGCAGCTAAGTATAAACTTAAACTACATAAACAAATACACTTCCCAGAGTTATTAAATCAACCTAAAAGGGATTACATTCCTTATCAAATGATTACAGATAAATTTGAAGTATTTGAAAACTATTTAAACGATTAAAATTAAAACTAAAAACAATGATTGTACTAAACATTTGCAAAGAAGACATCAACTGGAAAGAAGCTAAGAACGGCAAAAACTACGCAAACGTAGCTACCGACTTCCTAAAAGAACCAGATGACAAAGGAAACACCCACACAGTATGGAACAACCAAAGCCAAGAAGAAAGAGCAGAAAAGGCTAAGAAAAACTATTGTGGTAGAGGTAAACAAGTTTCTTACAATGCGCCAACAGGTAAGAAGGAATTTGCCGTAAACCAACAAGAATCAGAAGATGATTTACCATTCTAAAACAACCCCTCGTTGGGCGACAACGTTAAGCGCAAATTTAAAACCTACAACTATGAGCCAAACAACACAAATCGCAAACTACCTAAATAAAGGTAGAAAATTAACCCCAATTGATGCTTTAAACAAGTTCGGATGCTTTAGATTAGCAGCAAGAATTGCAGACCTTAGGAATGATGGAATGAACATTAAAACAACCATTGTTAAGCTAAAAAACAAGAAGCAAGTTGCTCAATATTCATTATGATACACGCATCATTATTTAGCGGAATCGGTGGATTTGACTTAGCAGCAGAATGGATGGGATGGGAAAATCTATTTCATTGCGAATGGAATCCATTTGGTCAACAAGTATTAAAACATCATTTTCCAAACTCAATAAGCTACAATGACATCACTAAAACAGACTTCTCTATTCACAGAGGACAAGTTGATATTCTCACAGGAGGATTCCCTTGCCAACCATACTCACAATCTGGAAAGCGACTTGGGAAAGAAGATGAGCGACATCTCTGGCCAGAAATGCTTAGAACAATACAAGAAGTTCAACCACGATGGGTTGTTGGCGAAAATGTTCTCGGACTTGTTAATTGGAATGGGGGATTGGTATTCCAAGAAGTGCAAACTGACTTGGAAGCTAAAGGGTACGAAGTACAAGCGTATGTACTTCCAGCTTGTGCCAAAAACGCACCGCACAGAAGGGATAGAGTATGGTTTATTGCCTATAATGCTGCCAACTCCAACTGCAATGGACAGTACCAATGCAACAGTAAATATGTTATCTCCCCAACTGACAGAGGGATCAATGCACTCTGTGACTTTAACAAGAGCGATGGCAATGGGATTACTTCCAACTCCAAATGCGCAGGATTGGAATACGGGAACAAAACCAGAAACATACGAGGCAAGGAAACAAAGGCACAAATTAAAGGGTGTAGCATTGCAAATGAGTTTAAGACAAATGGCAATGACAAGTGGGAAATCTTCCCAACTAAATCCCCTATTTGTGGAGGAGATGATGGGCTTTCCAGAGAACTGGACGGGATTACCTTTCCAAAATGGCGACAAGAATCTTTAAGAGCATACGGAAACGCAATAGTTCCACAAGTTGCTTATGAGATTTTTAAGGCTATTAATGAATTTGAATTAATGGTAAATAAGTAGTATTTTTGTACAAAGGATGTAGGATATCCTAACTCAAACTTATTGGCTCAAAGCTGAAACCCTAATCCTACTGGGGTGGATGCCGAGAGCCTTTTTTATTTTATGGCTAAAGACCCAGCAGTATTATTCTATACAAGCGATTTTCTTAGTGGCACTTTTACAATGGACAATGAACAAGTTGGTAAATACATTAGACTTTTGTGCTTACAACATCAAAAAGGCAAATTAACTGAAAAGGATATGCTAAGCATATGTAAAGCATATGATGTTGAGATTTGGGATAAATTTAAAGTTGAAGATGGTTTATACTACAACGATAGAATGCTAAATGAAACAGTTAGAAGGCAAAAATTTAGCGAAAGTAGAAGGAATAATGCTAAATCCCCTAAAAAAGAAAGCACTAGCGAAGCATATGCTAAGCATATGGAAACTGAAACTGAAAATAGAACTATAACTATAAATGAAAATATAAATATAGATTTTGAATGGTTTTGGAATGAATATGATAAAAAGATAGGAGAGAAGCAAAAGCTAAAAAAGAAGTGGAATAAATTAAGCGATGAAGAAAGGCAAAATGCGATGAATTATATTGACCTTTACAAGCAATCTGTACAAGACAAACAATTCCGTAAAAACCCAGAAACCTTTTTAAACAACAAATCTTGGAACGATGAAATCATTAACCGAAGTTTTACCACAAGCAACAAACTCTCTTATACAGAGCGAGAAGCTAATGCACTTAGAAATTTATAATAAACTTGAACCTGATGAGTTAAAAGTATTTTCTGCTTTAGAAACAATGAGCGTTGGTAGATGTTCTCCTATTGAGGTAAAAGAACACCTAAAGACCTGTATTGCTTTAAGCGGATGCCAAACGCCAACGATAGAGTTGTTTCATTTTTTATGCGAATTTGTTATAAAGAACTATTGTAACTACAAACTAAAAGAACTGGGCGTAGCTTTTGAACTTTACGCAATGGGGAAACTTTCGGTTGACAAGGCGATTACATTTAACCCTAAATTCTTTGGAGATGTGATGGCAGCTTATAAACCAATAGCAGTTCAAGTAAGAAACAAGACACATACCGAACCACCGCCATTAGATATACCAAAAATTAATGATGATGAAGTAATTGAGGCATTGTACCAAAATTGGGAGAAGTCGGTTAACAAGGACTGGAAGCTACTTAACACAATGGCTTTTGATATACTATGGAAGCGAAAAGATTTAAACACAACAAACTTGTCTAAGGATAAAGCTGAAAAGATAAAGGCTAAGGTTATAGCTTACTACAAGGTCAATGCTAAAACCGATAAAGAATTAGAACGATTAACGGATGAAACTTTAATAAGAAATGAATGCAAAAGATATACTTTGTACCTATATTTACAAAAACAATTATAAGATGAAAAATTTAACATTTATTTATGAATTGCTAAAGTTTATGCTAATATCAGTTCCACTTGCTTGTTGTATTTATTTAACGGCTCATTTATACTTTCAAATTAAACGATTATGCTTAAAATATTTATAATTATAATTCTTTGGGAACTATTTAAAATTTTATGCTATAAAATAATGAACAGATGACAGGCATAGACAACAACATTGAGGTAAGATTGATTTATCTGGACACAAAAGAGGAGGTAGAGTTTAGATCAATAGCAAAAGCAATAAGGGTTTTAGGTACTGACTATAAAACCATAATGACCTATATGAACCCAATAAACAAAAAACGATACAAGCATAATGACCGACTTTGTGTTGTTAGATTGAAAAAGTAACCCTAATTTTGCTTTATGCCATTGATACCTTTACCAAAGTTGTTAGAAAAGACCCAAAAGGTAGTTAATGCTTACATAAGGAAACGAGATGAAGGATTGCCTTGTATTAGTTGCGGAAGCTACAATGGTAATCAAGCTGGGCATTACTTTACTGTTAAAGGTTATTCGGCTTTGAGGTTTAACGAATGGAACATCCATTTACAATGTGCTGGGTGCAATATG